ACTTTCCGTAGCTTGTTCGGTTTCCATGAATTTACGCATAATATTTATCCTTTCATTAGTTGCCAAATACTAATTTAATACTACTTTGTACCAAATTAACATTTGGGGTAAGTAATTTCAGGCTATTTGTTTTCTTGTTCTTGATTTCACTTTCTTACGCTCCTTCACGATATTACATTTGTTCAAATACGCCTGATGGTGTTGAAAATTATCAAACACCGGGCGATTCTGACTATCTAATTTTATATTCGGGAATTTTTGCAAATGTTCTACCCTTTGGTCAGGACTAATCGCTAATGAATCAGAATGAATCGCACCATTATGATAATCACCAGACATAAATGGCATGTCGGCTTGAAGATCACGATTCATTTTAGTACCACATTTACACGTACACTTCTTGTTAGAATCCTTCATCGCACGCACGCGTTCCTCTTTGTTCCCACATTCAGAACATACAAAACTATAAACAGGCATTATCTCTTCCTCGCAAGATATTCTCTACCGGCTTTGCTATGTTTCGGTCCTTTCAACAGCAACCGAACATTTCTCTTGAGTCGTGCAATCCGAGTACCTTTTCTTTTCTTCGCGGCGGCGGCATCTGCTTTCCGAAGTTTAGCGATATTTGCTGCCTGATCCTTTAGTGCTCGCTCCATCGCTGCTGAATCTGCCAATCCTTGTTTTTTATACGCGTTAAATCTACTTGTAATTCCTAATGCCATAATCACACTCCTGGTTCACTTGTTCTGGCTGATTGACTTTCGTTTGCACCTATCTGTTCTATTTGTTTTGTCTCCTGAAACGGAGTCTGTGTTTTAGTCTGTTGCGTTGTACCACCGCCCTGTCCTGGTTGAGCTTTGCCTGCTGGTTGTGGGTTCAATGCCATTCGCAACTGGATACGTTGCATAAATTCAGGATCATCGAACCAATCTTGAATATCATCAAGAATACCTTGTTCCTCTGCAATGTCTGTTAATGCTGCCTGAACATTAAATGGTAATCCCATGTTCATTGCTATCATAGCAGAGTTCATCACACCCTGTAGAATATTAGTGCCAAACTCAACAATCCGTTTAGTTCTAACAGCCGGATCAAGACGTGACATCGACCTCGCTTTCAAAGTAAACGTATAATCAAGAAAGTCACCATCTCTCTGTTCCGGGGTTAGTTGCAACTGTGCATATTCGCCGCCAGGTTTCCTTCTGGTGAGCATAATATCCATAAACGGATCAGTATGTATATACCAGGCTCTTTTCTCGGCAGTATCAGCCGCAAAATCATAGATCATGCCACGAGCATCTTCAATAGTAATAGTCGCATTGGCTTGCAGGATATTAGCCTGTGTCGCTGATTCAGCATTAGATACCAGACCAGACATCTGATCTGGATTACCTGACATATAATTATGCCAAATCTGACATTGTTGAAGCATCGCTTCACTCTTGACATTGTTGCCGCCAAATGTCACCACTTTAACAGTATCAGGATTACCCATTATCACGTCACCATCTTTGCCGGTTCTTATATCTTCAGCCTCATCTGCACCTGATGGATCTGCAATAGCAATACTCTTCTCGCGGTCGGCTTGTTCCATAGTTTTGACCATCATCTTATTGGCCATTCTATGCAGATCATAATGGATACCAACCGGAGCTACTGGGAACGGGTTGCCCGGTACAGGTTGCGTTAGGGCAAGCATAGAATACGGTCCTTCTTTCGGGCCGTAATATTCGCGTGCAGCAAGATATTCACTGAAGATTTTTTGGGACGGATCTGGTATAGTTATAAGTGCATTAGCCCCCGGCACGAAAACTTCCACAACGTCTACGAAATCTTGAAGTTCATACATCTCGCTATCACTCATGTTTCTTCGCGTGAGTGATTCAACTTTTTCTTTGGCGTTGGGGTGGGTTGATTTCGGTATCTTTAATACGAGATCATGGTTAAATTCATCATCATCTAACAAAATCTGTCGTGGTACTCTGTTCCTGTCACCGATAAAGGCTGCTTTGCGATAATCTTTACAAGATGGATCTGCGGTGAAGTCATCAAAATCAACAATATCAGTGTATACCTGGCCTTCATCAATGAAGATGTCACCGAAGTTTAATATCTGGCCACCACCAGCCAAACCAGTTTTGGCAATAGCCATCATAAAGAAAGCGTCCACGATACAGGCACGCAATGTATCTTTAATTTTTATTTGTTTATCGCCTTTGTCCAATGCGAGGCCGAGTAAATAAGCATATTGCCTATATTCAACTATCTCGGTCGATACAAGATTTACTCCGCTTTTCATAACGAGGTTCGGAACTGTCGCACGAATTGTATTGAATATCAGATTGATCGGCTCATCACCAGTTAGGCCATATTCACTGGCATAATATCGACCTACATATTCCTTGATAAACATCGCTCTCGCCCTGCGGTGTCTTCGATTTCTCTCGAATCCCTGCTTAACTCCGAGGGCAAATTTCGTTGGTGTGAAATATTCAGGCATCTCTACTTCCTAAAATCAAATGAACTACGCCATCCCTTTGGTTTGGCACGTTTCTTTTTCCACGCTGCTTTACGCCCTGCTACTGTTCGCATGTCACCACGAGAATCTGATGCTTCCGCACGAGTCCGCAGCTTATAATACTTATCTTCTATTGTCAACGCATCCGCCATCGTTCTGTCACCGTGTGTCTTCTTGGCAGCACTACTCTCTTCAACCAAACACGCAGGACCAATACTTCCATCATCATTATAGATATAAGTCTTAGCTTCCTCAAGTGCTTTTATAGAATGATTAATATAGCCACCGTGAGCCAACGCCCTATCATATGCGTTAAGTAACACGCCCTTGGATTTTTCGTTGTTATGCCAACCATATTTTTTAGTTTTCTTATCCCTAACATTACCAACTTTAACATCGCGGTAATAGTACGGATAATGAAACTGTTGAACAACTATCTTACCAAAATCATAACCGGGATCACCATTCATCTCCCACTTCAAAAACGGAAGTTTCTTCCGACCGCCTACCCACAAGGCCAGGGCCATAGCGACACGAGCCATCTCATACGGCGGCGTGTTCGCATCAGCCCACTCAGCTATCTTCTCGCCAGTCTGTCGACATTTGATAGATCCGACTGAATTAGAGGCACCCTGCCCTTTGGACAGATCAAAGCCAATAATGTAATCAAGATTCTGATCTGGTCTGCCATTTATCAGATTAGTCCAAACTTTAAGTTTGCCATTAACCGCTCTCTTATACGTTATTTTCTTCAGATCCTTTTTCTTCAGGATCATCGGGATAGCATCATTCGGCACTCCCTTCGCCAAATCTATATCCCACTGTGTCTTGGGCGGCTTACCAAATATCGCTATGTGTTCATCAATATTCGAGGTAGTGAAGAATGTTGAACCAGTTTCAAGATCAAGAGCATCATACTCTCTTGCTATTTCTCGCGGAGATTTAACTTCACATTCTGCATCATACCAGGGCGACCTTATCTTCCAAGCATTTGTCACAGGATCTTGGGTAACATATCGACCTTTGCCTTTATCTGGATGATCCCACCACATTAATGGGAATACGGTAACTGTTCCGTCATTCTTCCATTTACTGTATTCAGTCCCCGGACCAGCTACGGTACTATTGATTATACGCATTAAACCCGCTGGTCCTGTAGCACTACGCATCAATCTACCATGCTTTACTTTCGCAAATTCATCTAACAGAATAACTAAACGCCTATCACCAGATGTTGCATGTTCAGTGGTAGATTCACCGTCTATACAAGAACCGTTTAGAACATTCATCAGGTGCATCTTAGTACGATACTTCTGTCCCACACCAGTCATCGGCGGTTGCATCCATTCAGGCAACCATTTGTTGATATGATCATGCTTTTGGAATAACGCCTTCATGTTGCCAGCCTGATCTACATATGGTTCTGTTCTCGATAACTCAAGAAGTTGTTTACCGGATCTAAATAACCACAGCCAATGTAAAAAAATAGCACAAATCCATGAAGCACCCATATCAN